CTCCATCAACGTCCAGGTCACTAAACGTAGATTTTTCTTCCAATTTTTTTGTCATTAGCTCACCTACCACTAAAAAGCCTTGGTTTGTTTTGGAACAGTTCTGGGCAAACAGCTTGACAGATACGGCAACTGAATTTTTCTTTGCATATCTAAGCAGTCGCTCATTTTTGCATATACTGTTTCGCTCAACGTGTGGTTAAAGGAAGTCATAACAACCAGCACGAAAACCAATTTCATTGAGTGCTTGCATTCACGTTGAAAACCAGAAGCATGACTATGAATGCAATCGCTGCAAATCCTACGAGGGTTAGACCCCCAACAGCTATAATGACAAACCTTTTTTGACGTTTTTTTTCTGCGGCTTTTTCTTCCTCGCGCCGTGCTTTTCGCGCTTGA